GACGAGGTGCAACATCAACTCGCTTCTATAGGAGACAGACTCAGCACGATAGAGAGTGCCAACCAAGCGGTACTGCGTGCTTTCTCCAGTGGCGACACCGATGCTCTGCCCACGGAACTGTCCACGATCCAGGCCAAAGCGCAACAGACATCGGCCAACCGGTCCTACGAGGCCCGCTACGCAGACCTGTCTGAAGAGCTACGGGAAGCTGTGCAGGACGGTGAAGGGAACCCCATCCTAGACCTCTATGAGGCACCTGAACTGGAAAGCATCAGGCAGGAATGGGTAACCGCTCATCGGAATAAAGACACCGCCGCACTGGCGTCGGCATTGGCTAAAGCCCACCGGGTTGCGAGGGCTGCTGAACGGACCACCGGTCGTAGTTCAGAGCAACAGATACGCACCGAGGAAAGGGAAGCTGCCAAGGCCCGCCTGGAAGAGGCTGGTGTATTTGACCTGGACACCGGGCCTTCGGCTGCTGGTGGTGGCAGAAGTGACGAGCGTTGGTTCAACGAGGTTTACGGTAGCCAAAGCTACGACCCCACTCCTGCTGACCACAAGCGTGCCAGGGATTATATGCAAAGACTTTCTGGCTAATAAGGAGATTATTCTATGGCAGCAGGGGATACGATCACCCAATCGCTGACCGACTCCCTCGATACGGTTGTCGCGTCGGCCCGTCAGATCCGCGAGTTCGAGGGCGTCATGCCCAACCTCGTAGACAAGATAACCCTGGCTGAAGGGACCGGCCTGTCCTGGCGCGAAGTCTCGATGGACGCACTGACAGCACAGACCGTTACAGAGACAACGGTCCTCGACAACCCGCAGCAGATGTCAGACTCTCTGATGACCATCACACCTACTGTGACGGGCATCCAGACCCTCATCACTGACCGGGTTGCCAGCAGGCTCAACCCCAAGGCTTATGCCCAGTTGGGTAGCTTGGCCCAGAACGCCATCCAGCGGAAGAAGGACGAGGATGGACTTACCGTTCTTGACGGTGCCACCACTTCCTTGCCGGGTGCCGGGAATACCCTGACCTCCGGGCATATCGCTTCTGCGGTATACCGCATCAGTTCCAACACCACTGAACCGGGAAACCCACCTTACCGGTGCGTTCTCCATGGTTTCCAACTTAAAGATATCTTCGATGAGATAGTCCAGGGCATCGGCACCTATAACGTGCCTGAAGGCCTGACAGCCCGTGTCTTCGCTGAAGGCTTCCGGGGCCAGATAGCCAACGCCCAGCTTTACGAAGACGGCAATATCTCCATCGATGGCAGTGATGATGCCAAGGGCGGGGTTTTCGCCCAGGAGGCCATCATCCTCGTACAGGGCCGAGCCCCTCGTACCGCCACCGTGCGCCGTGAGGACATCGGTGGGGGCGCGACAGTGGTCTACCTTTATGACGAGTATGCCTATGGCGAGAGGTCATCTGGCAACTGGCTCTATGAGATCATGAGCGACGCAACGGCACCAACCAGTTAAATGCAGTAGCCGTGTTGAGATGTATTGCACGGCTAACTAGCCATAGGAGATGTATACATGGCTGTAGCACAAGGCGGAAGCGGAAAGATAGAGATCTTCGAGGACTTCGTTGGAGCGGAGTGGATAATTGCTGAGACCGCAGCGTCTGGCAAGATCGGCTCCCTTCGGCTCATCGGTGACGGCATAGCAGAGACCGACTCCGGTGCTGTTAGCGTGGAGTCCGGTGGACTGAGCGGAGTCATCCGACTGACCACCACCAACGAGGACAAGCACGGCGTTTATATCGCCACTCCTCTCATGTTCGACGCTGCCCTTATGGGCACCCTCGTTCTGGAGGCGCGGATCCGGGTGGAAGCCGTCGCTAACCGGGAGATCTTCGTAGGGTTCAGTGATGTCAATGCTGACGATCTGTCCCTTGAGGATGACCTGGTTCATGGTGGCACTGCCACCATCACCCTGACGGCATCCGACATATGCGGGTTCCTGGTATCGTCCGAACTGTCGGACTCCACCGACTGGCATACCGTCTACAACGGTGGGACCACCACCGGAGAGACCACATCCACCAGTCTGGATGTAGGCGACGTTATCGCTGCCGATGTCTGGCAGATACTGCGGGTAGAGGTTGCCCCTAACGGGACAGCGTTCTTCTACATCGACGGTGTGGCTGTTGGCGGGAGTGATTCTGCCAAGTCCAGTGGCGTATCGGGAGCCATGGCAACAGGTGTGGACGTAGCCGCCATCATAGGCGTCGAGTCCAAAACCACCACGGCCCTCACCCTGGACGTTGATTATGTCAAGATCATGGCTAACCGTGACTGGACAACCACCGACTAGGTGTGACTACTAGACGAGGATTCCGCTACGACAGCGGCAGTTCTAGGTTAGAAGTAACTGTGGACGGCACTGTCGTAGCGAGGTTCAATAATGTGTCACCAGGCCTATCCGTAGTGGATGGGCTCACGGTGGAAGGAACGGTAACGCTGGATGATGCTGCCCACTGGACAGCCAATGCCAGCGGCACCGTCACCATCAGCAACGTCGCTCCGTCAGGAGTGGGTACTGCCACGATAACCAAGTGGCTTACTGTCACTGACAACAGCGGCGTTGTGATGTACATACCGGCGTGGACATGAGGGGTGGAGATGCTGTGGGCAGGGGCAACAGACATACGCCCGGAAGAGCCAGCTTACTCTCTTAGCGAATTGAATATGCCTTCCCCTTATGGGGGGATGCGTAGATACCGGGTCATCTGCGTGGTGCGCGGCGATCAGTTGGCACAGCATTTTGAAGACCTGGGTCCAGCCAAAGCATTCACCTCCCCTCAGTTCCGCATCCCGGGCGGCGTGTCAGACGGCAAGAAGATAGAGATCCTGCATTCCGTTGCCGAGTTGACCGACATGGCCGAGCATATGGTAGATATCCCGGCCCTGCCAGATAGCTATGAGCCGAGAGATATCCTCCATGAGTACATCAGCAACCGCGACCAGTACCATCAGATAGCCAAGGAGCAAGGTTTATGACCACCGAGCAAAGCGTCGTTGAGATGATGCAGCAGGCCGAAGAGGCTCCAGAACCAGGCACGTTCAACAGGAACATGACCATCAATTCCCCTGATGAAGGTATGCCCTTATCGGTCGAGGCCTCATCACTGGAGTCTGCCGGTTATGTATATGTCTATGATGTCCGTACCGGTGACCGGTCTTTGGTCAACCGGAATATGCTCTCCGCCCAGTTGGAGAAGCGGGACGAGGACAACGAGAGGATATTCACCACCGTTAAACCGGCCATCGAGCCCCCGAAGGGCACATACAGATGCTTGCTCCATCCCAATGATCTTAACCGCGCTCACTACGACCAGATGGGACTGGCCCGGTGCAACAAAAGCACCCTGGTCTCCGAGTACCAGGTGAACCGGCACATGGCGGTGCGCCACCGTACCGAGTGGGAGACCATCCAGCAGGAACAGATGCGGGCCGAGAAGGACGAGGAACGTGCTTTCCAGCGCACATTGATGGCGGCGATAGCCAAGTCAGGCACCCCCATCGAGGCGGTTAGTGTTGCGGCCACCGTGCCCTGCGAGTATTGCGGCAGGATGTTCAAGGGAGCGTCAGGCTTGAGGCTCCATATCCAGCATAAGCACCAGGAGGGCAATGATGCCTCTAGTACAGACTAGCGTGGTCACATCCGATGGCAGTATCACGTCTGCTCCAGCTATCGTCTATGGCGTACTAGCAGCAGCCGGGGCGACCGGCGGATTGTGGCAACTGAACGACTCCACCGATGACAGCGGGACCGACAAGATAAGCGGGTTCGCAGAGGCTTCCAGCCAGACCTACATCGATCTGTCGGGGAGCCCGGTCCAGTTCGACGTAGGCATACGGGCCGACCTTCCAGGCAGCAACCAAGTCCTAACTGTTTTCTATACAGCGTAGATAGGCGGGTACGATGGCTAACGAGTTCAAGCATAAAGACCCTGGAGCAACGATAACCCAGTCCGAGTACATAGCCTCGGATGGGACAGGTCATATCTTTGACAGTCAAGCTTCTGGCGACATCTTGTATGCTTCGTCCACTACGGTTCTAGCCCGTCTTGCCAAAGCTACTGACGGCAATGTGCTGGAGTTGGCATCGGGGCTACCGGCCTGGACAGCCAGTCCGACCATCGGCTCAACCAGTTGGGCTAATGCGAACCACGCTCACGCAGCTAGTAACAGCGGTGGAACTCTCAACACTTCTGCCCTTGGTGCAGGAACCCTTGGCGTGGATCGCGGTGGTACTAATGCTACTACCCTGGCAGACAAGTCCGTACTTATCAGCCAGGACTCTGGGACGGATACCGTAGGTGCCGTTGACCTGACCACCAGTGGCGAACTGGTCATAGGTGGCAGTAGCGGACCGACAGGAGCCACCATAACAGCAGGCACCAATGTCACCATCACCAATGGGGATGGAACCATAACTATCGCTGCCAGTGGCGGTGGCGTACCTAACCCGTTCTTCTTTGCATAGGAGATTTCATGCCAACCGATAATTTTAAGCTACTGCATCAGAGCCAGATAGGCACCTCGGCGGGTGCCTTGTATACGGTGCCAGCGAACCACGAAACCATCATCAAAAACATCACAGTGGTCAATAACGACACTGAGGCTCTATGGTTCACACTATTTCACACAACTGGCACGACCTACAGCGAGGCCACGACCATCATCCCAGAAGCAACCATATTGGCTGGCGGTTGGGCTGAATGGGAAGGCTCCATAACGATGGACGCATCTGACATCCTGGGTGGAGATGCAGAACAGGCAAGCGAAATTACCATCACCGTCTGGGGTGATGAAATCGACGTTTCGTAGAGGAGGCTTATTTTGCCGTGGGCATTTTATAACGACAGTGGAGAACTACAGATAAATGATGGTGGTGTTACTAACCCTGTCGGAGCTAATGTTGATTTAAGTAGTTATAAACTGGTTGGTGGTGGTGGCTCCACTGGCATAGCTATCAGTGCCAACGGTGAAGTCTCGATGGCAGCACAACCCTGTTTCCTAAGCCGGAATAATGCTGCGATTTCAAATGTTAGTGGGGATGGAACAGATTATACGATGGTTTTTGCCACTGAAATTTTTGATCAAAATGCAGATTATGATGGCGCATCTACGTTTACAGCCCCTATAACCGGACGCTATATACTGGCGGTGACGATAAATGTCGAAGGAATGGCGACCAACCATACCACATTCCGACTCGTGTTAGTAACGAGTAACAGACAATACCAGCTAAATCGCTTTGATGGTGGCGACCATGCTGATTTCGCACCAAGTGCAAATCCGATGGCTGTTAATGGCTGTATGATTGTGGATATGGATGCCTCAGATACCGCTACTGTGTTCATAGACGTTGATGGGGGTTCTGCAACAGTTGATATCAATGGTAGTTCTGGCGGAGAAACAACGTTTGGTGGGTATCTACTGGCATAAGGACTAATATGAATATATATGCTGATGGCATAGTTCTGACAGTCAACGAAAATGCTTGTTTACTGCACATAGTGGTAGACGCAGAAGCCTGGGTAACAAGCGTTATCGCAGAAAAAGGGGTGGCACGGCGGGATGCTCTCATAGAGGAGTGGAGGCCCAGACTATACGCGGACGCTAGCGTGACAGAACTCCCAGCCAATCCAGATGATTTAGCATCCTTGATTATCGACAGGGACGACTATAGGTCTAGAGCGCAAGGGGATGCCGCAGCATCCCCTGCAATTCCTGCATCCACTCTTCAGGGGGACAAGTATGCTGCCGTGACCCGAAGCGGTGCAACAGTCACGCTATTTGCCAGTGGCATCACCGTCGTTGATCTAGCAGCCAACTGTATGCTGGCATATATGACTAGCATCGAAGAGTGGGTTATCGGTGCATTGATGGGGCAGGTCAACCGTGGCAAGAAGAAGATGATTGCCCAGTACCATCCGATAATCATGGCCGATTCCAGCGTGACTACCATGCCAGCAACGGAAGACGGACTCATCACTATGATACTTGCACGGCCAGATTACCAGAGGCTGGGAGGATAAAATTGGGCTGGACGTTCTACAATTCAAGCGGCCAACAGATACGCAATACCGGCACGGTTCTCGCTACTCAGGCAGAGATGGAAGCAGGGAGTTCCACCGCTGCGTTCGTCACACCTGGGCGCACTCACTACC